GATGTTGGCTCCGGTTGGTTCTTTGCGTCAGCGTATTACGGATGAGCCGGGCGCTATTTTTGAGTATAATCCGGTTGCTGGTAAGGTTCCTGAGGCTATTCCGATTCCTTCGCTTCCTCCTTATGTGTTTGAGCATTTGCAGGATCTTGGTGTTCGTTTGAAGGATATTTTTGGTTTGAATGAGATTATGGAGGGTAGTGTTCCTCCTAATGTTGAGGCTGGTGTGGCGATTGATTTGCTTCAGGAGGCTGCTACTGATCGGTTGGCTCCGCAGATTATGTTGATGGAGAAGGCGTTGGAGCGTTCTGGTAATCTTATGCTTCAGTTGGCTCAGGCGTATTATAAGGAGCCTAGGACTATGATTGTTGTTGGTTCTGGTTCTAAGCCTAAGGTTGAGCGTTTTGAGGATGCTGATCTTATTAAGGGTATGAGTGTTAAGGTTGAGGCTGGTTCTGGTCTTCCTCGTACGCGAGCGGGTCGTCAGGCGCGTGTTATGCAGTTGTTGCAGATGGGTATTCTTTCGCCTACTAAGGCTTATAAGTATCTTGATATGGCTGATTTTAAGACTCTTCAGATGCAGTTTGAGGCGGATGAGGAGCAGGCTATGCGTGAGCATGATAAGTTGATTGATGGTGATATTATTAATGAGCAGGCTGCGCAGAAGGCTCAGGAGCAACTTATGATGAGTATGATGCAGGGTGGGGATATTGATCCTCAGTTGTTGCAGCAGAGTGTTGAGGCTGGTTTGCAGCCGTTGGCTTATGAGAATAAGGCGGCGCATTTGGAGGCTCATGCTTCGTTTATGAAGAGTGCTGAGTTTGAGACTTTGCCTAGTGAGATTAAGGCACAGTTTTATAAGCATTTTGAGTTTACGCAGCAGGCTGTTGCGCAGGATAATTCGCCTACGGGTGAGGCTCCGAAGGTTAGTCTTCAGTTGCGTGGTGCTGTTGGGCCTACGACTGGTGCTAAGATTATTGGTAATTCGGGTATTAAGAATGTTACTCCGCAAGAGTTGTTGGAGCCACCGCTTGATACTGTGGTTATTGATAATAAGGATAAGCCTAATGCTGAGGCTGGTGGTACTTCGGCTGAGATGGATAAGTATCAGTTGGAGTTGTTGCAGAAGTTGCAGACTAATCAGGCTGAGGCGGATCAGAGGTTGGTTCAGGAGCAGCAGATGATGGCGGTTCGTGGTGAGTAAGAATCGTACTGAGTGGGATGATGATGCTCGTGCGTCTGTGTATGTGCATTGGATTGCTTGTGATAAGAATATTCGTCAGACAAGTAGAGAGACTGGTGTTCCACATACTACGGTTGCTTATTGGGCTAAGGATTGGGATAAGAATGGTCCTCCTGAGAATCTTGATGGTAAGATTCGTGCTACTGCTTATGAGTTTGTTAGTCATGCGGATCGTATTCGTGAGAAGGCTATGCGGAGGCTTGAGGATTTGATTCCTGAGGCTGAGGTTAAGCAGTTGGGTACGCTTGCTACTGTTGTGGGTATTATGGATGATAAGATTCGTCTTGCTCAGGGTTTGGCTACTAAGCGTACTGAGACTGTGCATACTCTTCCTACTAGGGATGAGATGCGCGAGTTGATGAGTGGTTTTGCTGATAGTCTTGTTGTTGCGGCTGAGGATCGCGCGTCTGAGGTTGTAGTAATTGAGCCTGTTAGTGTTGTTGTTAATGATTAGCGACCAACCGGAATAAGCCGGAGTCGTTTGTTGATAGGAGTCACGATGAGTGATATTGATATTGCTGGCGCTACTGAGGCGCTTGCGGAGATTCTTCCGTCTGAGGGCGAGTTGGATACTCCAGTTGTGTCGGATGAAACTATTGTGGAGGACAATCAGCCTGAGGTTGAATCCTTTACTGGGTTTGATGCGACCGTTCTTCCTGAGGATATGCAGGCAGTGTATAAGTCTATGCAGGCTGATTATACTCGTAAGACTCAGGAAATTGCAGAGTTACGACGTAATTATGAGTCGTTCTCTGATGCGGGGATTGATGCTGATACTGCTTTGCAGGCAGTCGGCTTCTTACAGCAGTTGAATACTGATCCGGCGTTTGCTATGCAGATTGCCTCGCAGATTCAGCAGAATGTGGGAACAACCGATGTAGCACAGGGTGGCGAAACTAATCCTCTAGTTAATAATGATAATAGCGATTACGATGGGCTTCCTCCACAGTTGGCGAAGGAATTGGAAGAGATGCGTCAGTTCCGCGAGGATATTATGACGCAGCAGGCTCAGCAAGAGGTCTTATCAGAGTTAGAAACTATGGAACAGACGATTCGTACTACGAATCCTGATTATAGTGATGATGATATTGAGGCTATTTATTCGTTGGCTTATGCTACGCAGGGTGATTTGTTTGCTGCTCAAGAGCAGTATCATGCTATTCAGCAGCGTTTGCTTGGCGGATACTTGCAGGCTAAGAGTGTCCCACATGGGGCTACTCCTGCTCCGAATGCTCCTTCTAGCGTTCCTCCTAAGGCTTTTACTAGTCTTGATGAGGCGCATAAGGCTGCAATGGAGCGCATTCGTAACGCATCCTAATTTGGAGGTGTTAAATGGCTGGTACGCCCTTAACTAATGGGTTTTACAGTACGCTCTCTTCGGTTAGTGATATTCTTAAGGAGTATTACCTTGGACCGGTTGCTGAGCAGTTGAATAATGAGGTTCTTCTTGTTTCGCGTCTTGAGGCGCGTTCGGAGGATCTGGTTGGTAAGCGCGCTTACGTGCCACTGCATACGACCCGTTCGGGTGGTATTGGTGCTCGCGCTGAGCGTGACGAGTTGCCGACCGCTGGCAATCAGGGATACAGCAAGGCTGTATACGATCTGAAGTATCTTTATGGTCGTGTGCAGGTTACTGGTCCTTCGATGGCTAAGACGAAGAATGAGGCTGGCGCTTTCCTTCAGGCTCTTAAGAGCGAGTTGGATGGTATTCGCAATGATCTGAAGAAGGATCTTGCTCGTCAGGTTTATGGTGATGGTACGGCTCGTGTTGCTAAGTGTGGTACGACGACGGCTTCCACCACGGTTACTCTTGCTGCTACTACGACTACGGAAGAGTATGCTGGCAAGGAGGCGATCCGTAAGGGTCAGTTGTATGTTGGTATGATTGTTGATATTGGCACTGCTGCTGATGTTAACACGATTGCGGATGGTCGTACGATTACGGCTATTAATTATGACACTGGCGAAATCACGATTAGTGGTGCTGCGGTTACTACTACGTCTTCGCACTTTGTTTCTCGTTCGGGTGCTGCTGTTGATGGTGGCGCTTCGGCGAATGGTTCGCGTTCGAATGAGGTTGATGGTCTGAAGCGTCTTGTTTCTGAGTCGGCTACGTATGTCGGCGAGATTGATGCTTCGGCTAACACTTGGTGGGACAACAAGCGCATCGCGGTCAACGGCAACCTGTCGGCTGATCTTGATGAGATCCAGAAGGGTCTTAACCTTGTTCGTCTTGAGGGTGGTTCGCCGTCGCTGATGGTCACGACGCTGGGTATTCAGCGCGAGATTTACAGCACCTTGACGGATAACGTGCAGTATATTGATCCGGCTTCACTTAGTTACGCTGCTGGTTTCAAGACGCTCTCGTATGCGGGTATGCCGATTGTTTCGGATATTGATGCTCCGTATGGTTCGATCTACATTCTTGACGAGTCCACGATGAAGGTGTTCTCTGATCAGGACTGGCATTTCCTTGACGCTGACGGTAATACGTTGCGTCAGGTTAACAACTATGACGCTTTTGAAGCGATCATGGCTCGTTACATTAACCTTGGTGCTACGAAGCGCAGCAATCAGGCTGTGTTGTCGGGTATTCAGGTTGATGGTGCTGCTGATACTGGTATCTAATCAAACTGGGGGTGGGGGACTTCGGTCCTCCACCCTTAATTTATGGAAGGAGGCGTTATGCCTAAGCCTAAAAAGGTAGAAGATATGGTTATGGCGCTTAAGCGTGAGAATCCTTCTTGGCCTAAGTCGCGTATTTATGCTACTGCTTGGAGTGCGTATAATAAGATGAAGGATGGTAAGTAATGGCTAGTCCTGCTTGGCAGCGTAAAGAGGGTAAGAATCCTGAGGGTGGTTTGAATGCTAAGGGTAGGGCTTCGTATAAGCGTCAGACTGGTGGTACGTTGAAGGCTCCTGTTAGTAGTAAGCAGGCTGCTAAGTCTAAGTCTGCTGCTGCTCGTCGTAAGTCGTTTTGTGCGCGTATGAGTGGTATGAAGGCTAAGTTAACGTCGTCTAAGACTGCTAATGATCCTAATAGTCGTATTAATAAGAGTTTGAGGAAGTGGGATTGTTGATGAGTGGTATTTATATTCCCGGTCATGGTGAGATGAGTTTTGATGAGATTCGTATTGATCGCGCTGTTAAACAGTATGATGAGCGTTTGTTTTTTGCGCGGAATGCGGATACTTGGGATTGGTGTGTTTTTATTAAAATGCCTCGTCCGTCTAATCCTTATCCTGTTATTGGTTTTGGGCGTGAGGTTCCGCCCGTTGAGCATGTTATGGAGCGTATTATGCAGGCGGATACGATGCGTTCTGGTAATAAGATTTATGATGAGATTGTGCGTTCTCAGAATGATTATAAGAAGTCTTTAGAGTATAATGCTGATCAGGCTAGTGAGGAGAGTGCGGAGGTTGTGGAGCATTTTCTTCGTAAGCATGGTAAGTCGCCTATTATTAAAATTTTGCCTAAGGGGGTGAGTAACGATGACGCTTGAGGAAATGTATCAGGAAATGGAGTTGTTTGGATTTGATGATTTTTCGGATGATCAGAAATTAACGCTTTTGAATGAGGCGTATTTTGATGTTGTGACTCGTGAGCCGTGGCCTTTTTTGGAGACTGTTACATCGTTAACTGTTCCTAGTGGTACTGATAAGATTACTAATAATGCTCCTACGGTGACTAATAGTCCTACGGATGTTAATGCTGTTTTATCGTTTATTGATACGAGTAATAATATTGTTATGATGCCTGAGCGTGGGGATGTGGTTGAAAAGAATTATCGTGTTACTGATAGTTCTGAGACTCCTTATAAGTATTATTTTCTTGGTGAAGAATTGTATATTTATCCTTCTGTGTCTATGGAAACTGTTTATCGTTTGTATTATACGCGCACTCCTGTTGCTGCGACTAATAATAGTAATCAGTTTTATATTCCTGAGCGGCATCATAGTATTATTGTGTATGGTGCGCTTGTTAAGGCGTTTCTTGTTAATGATGATCCTCAGGCTGCTGTTTATCAGAATTTGTTTGAGTCTCGTTATCAGCAGATGCGGAATGATTTGTGGATTCAGCAGTATGATCGTCCTGATCGTATTCATATTGTGTCTGAGTCGGCTGATTGGTCTTATTAAAGGAGGTGGCTAAATGGCGCTAACGTATGTTAATCAGATTGGGGCGGACGGCGGCATTATGCAGGCTGCTCCTAATATTGGTATTAGTGAGGCTAATCTTGTGTGGGCGCAGGATATTCTTATTGATCGTCCGGGTTTTATTCGTCGTCGTGGTCCTTTTTTAGAGAAGACTCTTACGGGTTCTTTGAATAATGGGGAGATGATTGCGGGTATTACGAGTACTAGTACGCCTAATGGTGAATGGTATTTGTGTGCGCTTGTTACGGATAATGTTTCTTCTCGTTTTATGTTTTTTAATTCTAATGGTACTCTTGTGGGCTGGTCGTGGTTGCCTTTTAAGATGCCTAATGGTTCGTATAGTTTTGATAATACGGATAGTCAGAATGAGACTGTTCGTTTGAATAATCCTATGACTATGTTTGTTGGTAAGCCTGCTTTGACGGCTGGCTCGTTTTTGAGTGTGTTTACTCGTTATGGGGTTCCTACGTTTTCTGATACTAGTCAGTATTCTCGTTTTCAATCTTTGTATTATTGGCGTGGTGGTCATGGTACTGATTGTTCTTTGTCTTTGTGTGATATTGCTACTGAGACTGTTGGTTCTTTGGCAAATAATACTCAGTGGTCTAGTACTATTACTAGTACTGGTTCTTTGAGTACGTCTGTTACTGGTTCTGGTGAGACTCCGCGTATTACTCCGGGTATGTTTGTTTTTGATACTAGTGGTGATGCGGCTTATCAGTGTATTGGTGTTGTTAAGAGTGTTGATTCTGAGACTAGTCCTACGAGTATTGTGTTGGATAAGCGTCCTTTGCTTGGTCATAATGGTTCGTTTAATTCGACTACTAATGTTGTGTCTGCTGTTAATGATGTTACGCTTAGTTTTCGTAATGTGCGTGGTTTTCAGCATGTGCATGGTCGTGGACTTATTACTATTACTTCTGGTAATGTTGTTACTAGTGGTATTGAGGGTTCTGGTGCGGATGGGCATTTTGCGTCTGCTAAGATTAATGAGTCTGCTGATGAGTGGTATGTGTATCGTAATAGTGATGGTGCTATTATTGGTAAGGTTAAGTGGGATGGTGCTACGAGTAATACTCAGTTTACTTTGACTAGTGGTGCAGTTAAGTTGTCGCTTACGAGTGATGAGTATATGATGGTTAAGAAGCAGACTACGCTTAGTTCGGATAATAATGTGACTAGTCTTGGTTCTTCTCGTTGGGCTTTTGAGAGTTCTCCTTATTATCAGCCTCGTTTGAGTGGTAAAGTTGATGATTCTGGTGCGGGTACTACGTATAGTGATTCTGTGCGTTCTGAGAAGAACGCTCCGGGTTATTTTACGGCTACGTATGCTGGGTTGCAGTGGTATGGTTCGCTTGGTAAGAATGATTATGAGAATCAGATTGTTTTTTCTTCTTATCATGATCCTGAGGCGGTTGATTTGTCGCCTGATGCTGCGGACAGTATTGTTATTCCGGGAACTAATATTATGCGTGGTATGGCTACGTCTAATTCTGGTCTTGTTATTTTTATGTCGGATAATACGTATATCCTTCGTGGTAATGATCGTACTAATTTTAGTCTTGAGGTTCTTTATCCTGAGGGTTGTTTAAGCGCGGGGAGCATTGTTGAAATTGGTGGTGGTGTTATTTGGGCTAGTACTAGTGGCATTCTTTATTTTGATGGTTCTACTGTGCGTAATATGACTAAGGATATGCTTGGCACGTATTATTATGATGGTGTTAAGCATTTTGATGCTAATGCTGATCGTATTTACTCGTTTGTGTATAAAAATTATTTGTTTGTTCATTTTACTAAGTGGCAGTCTTCGTATTCTTTTACAAAGTTTGAGCCTGTGTATGTTAATCCTGCTGCTGGTGATCAGGAGGGTCAGCCCATTGTTTATAATGGTGTGACGTATCCTGTTAGTACGTATACTTCTTATGGTTTTTCTTGGCAGGATATGGTTAGTCGTAAGGCTGCTTTGACGTATGATCCTATTAAGAATTCTTTGAAAACGATTACTATGGCTTTGTATATGCCTACTGGTAGCATTACTACACTTAGTAATTTTGAGTTTACTGGTGCAGCATTTTTGGACGCTGTTAATGCTGGTGTGTTGGCGGATCTTAATTATGATAAGGCTTGGGTTAGTATTAATGCGCGTAAGAAGCGTAATTCTACTTCTGAGTTTATTTCTGGTAAGCCTAGTAATGCTGTTACTAGTGTATCTGGTTCGTCGGGTACAGTTACTGTTACTTATACTACTGCTGCATCTGACACGTTTCAAACAGGTAATGTTGTGGATCTTGTTGATCGTAATGATGATCCGGTTGTGTCTAGCATTACTATGGGTTCTGTTACTTCGGTTCTTACTAATACGACGGCTACTTCATCATCTAGTGTAACTATTGGTACTGGTACTAAGACGTTTACTTTTAATTCTGCTATTGGATTTACTCTTGGTCAGCGTGTTCGTATTGTTTCGTCTGCTAATAGTGCTAATTTTGTAGAAGGCCCTATTACAAGCATTAGTAGTAATGTTGTGATTATTAATAGTAATCTTATTGGTGGTAGTGGTACTATTACTTCTTGGCTTGTTAAGCGTGTAGATTCTAAGACGTTTACGTATTCTGGTTCGTTGCCTACGAATGTTGTTGGTGTTGTAAAGCCAGAATATATTGTGTCTAATCGTGGTCATTTTGTGGGTATTGATGCTATGCTTGATATTGAAACTAATGCGTATGATGATTTTATTACGCTTGCTTCGCGCTATCCGGGTCCTGATTTGTATTTTCAGACTAAGGTTTATACTGTTGGTGATCCTGTTATTAAGAAGTGGTTTCAGCGTATTATGGTTAGTATGCTTATTAAGGGTGGCGCTGTTCGTATTGATATGCTTGATTATGAGAATAATGATTATATTGATACGCAGGTTAAGGAGCGTAATTGGGTTCTTTTGCCTGAGGTTTTGTATGCTTGGTCTGAGTCTGAACGTTTTTTGGCTGCGGAAACTAATCAGAGTCCTGCTACTTGGTCGGGTGTTTTTTCGCTTGATACGAGTTGGGATGATTTGTTTTTTCCAGCGTTTGAGCGCCGGACTAAGCGATTTAGTTTGCGTACTAACGCTCTTGGTTATCAGTTTTATCAGTTGAATCGTTGGAAGCAGCAGGATGCGTCTAGTGCTGCTGTTTCTAAGCCTACTCGTGTGGAGACTGATGCTTGGAGTATTGGTTTTAAGGCGTTGCGTCCGGGGAGGCAGTAATGTTTGGTATTCCTACTTTTGATCTTACTACGGATCAGGGTAAGCAGACTTTTATTAATTATATTCTTAATCTTATTCGTAAAGAGATTATTAGTTATAGTCCTAATTATAATCAGAGTAGTCAGATTGCTAGTATTGCGGATAGTGGTAATCCGTATTATGGTGCTTTTTATGATACTACGGATCAGGCTATTGTTGCGGCTAATACTCCACAGGTTGTTACTATTGATAGTGTTTGGGGTTCTAATTCTATTAGTGTTGTGGGTGGTTCTAAGGTTACGTTTAGTAATCCGGGTACTTATAGTCTTAGTTATGTTGCTCAGATTTCTAATAATGCTAATAGTGTTGAGGATGCTAGTTTTTGGTTGCGTTTTAATGGTGTTGATTATCCGCATTCTAGTACGGAGGTTAGTTGTCAGCCGCGTAAGAGTGCTGGTAATCCTAGTAGTCAGTTAGTTACTGTTAATATTACTGGTACGGCTACTGCTGTTGGTGATTATGTAGAGTTGTGGTGGTTTGGTACTAGTACTAGTCTTAGTTTGCAGGCTGATCCTGTTCATACTAGTCCTACTAGTCCGCAGACTCCTAGTGTTATTGTTAATGTTCTTCCTGTGGCTAATATTCAGAGTGGTGAGCGTGGTCCTACTGGGGCTACTGGTGCAACTGGAGCGACTGGTCCTACTGGACCTACGGGTGCAACGGGTACTGCGGCTACTATTGCTGTTGGTACTGTTACTACTGGTGCTCCGGGTAGTTCTGCTAGTATTACTAATACTGGTAATAGTAGTGCTGCTGTGTTTGATTTTACTATTCCTCGTGGTGATACGGGTAATGTGAATACTCATGCGGCTACGCATATTCCGGGTGGCACTGATGTTCTTGATTATTCTAAGATTATTGGTTATGGTACGGCTCTTCCTACGTTTAGTGCTACGTTGCATCCGGTTGGTGTTTTGTTTGCGGTTAATACTGTTGGTGAGCCTTATGCATTGTATCGTTCTGATGGTTCATCGTTTAAGAAGGTTGGCGGTGGTGGAAGTATTACGGTTAGTGATACTGCTCCTAGTGGTGTTGCTGGTAACTTGTGGTACGATTCGACCAGTGGTAAAACGTATATTTATTACGATTCTTTTTGGGTTGAGGTTGGTAATACTGGTGATGTAACAACTAATCATGCTGCTAAGCATATTACTGGTTCTACTGATGTTATTGATGGTGATCGTCTTAATATTAGTTATGTTCCTACTGGTTATACTCGTAATGCTAGTGCTAGTGGTGCGAGTAATGTGGAGGATCTTACTGCTCATCTTAATGGTATTGATAGTATGTTTTTGGGTTATGCGTCTGCTAATCGTAATATTATTATTAATGGTAATATGAGTGTTGCTCAACGTAGTTCTAGTGTGGCTAGTATTACTACGTCTAGTTATAATACGGCTGATCGGTGGCAGGTTGGTATTAGTGCTTTGGGAACATGGACTCAGAGTGTAGAGAATGATGCTCCTACTGGTAGTGGGCATCGTAAGTCACTTAAAATGCTTTGTACTACGGCTGATGCTTCTCCTGCTGCTTCTGATCTTTGTTTTTTTCAGCAGCAAATTGAGGGACAAAATTTGCAATATCTTGCTAAGGGCACTGCTTCGGCAGCACAATTAGCCTTGTCTTTTTGGGTTAAGGCAAATGTTACTGGTACTTATATTGTGATGCTTTATGATGGGGATAATAATAGAAGTGTTAGTAGAAGTTATACAATTACTAGTAGTGCTGTTTGGGAAAAGAAAACTATTATTTTTCCTGCGGATACGGTTGGTGTTTTGGATAATGATGCTAATAGTTCTTTAACTCTTCGTTTTGAGTTGGCGGATGGTTCTAATTATACTAGTGGTACTCTTCAGACTTCTTGGGGTACTTATGTTGCTGCTAATGAGTCGGTTGGTCAGGTTAATCTTGCTGCTAATGTTAATAATTATTGGCAGGTTACTGGTGTTCAGTTGGAGGTTGGTAGTGTTGTTACTCCTTTTGAGTTTGAGCCTTTTGAGACTACATTGAGAAAATGTGAACGATATTATCAGATAGTTGCAAGTTCTGCAATTAATCAATATCAAACAATAGCAACTGCTTATTCGTCTACTCTTGTATTTTGTCATTTTTATGGTAGAACACAGATGCGATCACAAGGTGCATTTGGTTTTCCTGCTACAGGGGTAGATAATAAGAGCCTTCTTGTAAATATTTATAGCGCTTCTGCCGCGCGAACAGGTATAGCCCCCGATTATTTTTATCCAGATTTAACTGGTATTGGAGTTCGGTTTACTAGTACTTTTACAGCAGGACAATCAACACATATTGATGTGGCTAGTGGCACATTGGCCCTTACCGCAGAACTTTAAGGAGGTGATTAATGGCAATTGATTTTCCAAACAGTCCAACAAACGGACAATTATTCTCAAGCGGAACAATCACATGGGTATACGATGGATCCAAATGGAACATTCAAGCGGCTAATCAATCCGCCTTTAGTCCTATCGGAACTATCGTAAACTATGGTGGAACCAGTGCTCCAACAGGCTGGTTATTATGCAATGGTACTAGTTATAATCGTACTGCTTATCCTAACCTTTTTGGTATCATTGGTACTACTTTTGGTCCGGGTTCTAGTCCGGGTACAACATTTAATATTCCTGATTTTCGTAGTAATAATGGTAATTTTATTATTCGTTCTAATGATGAGAGTGTTGTTTATACGACTACTGAGAGTCTTCTTGCTGTGCCTGTTGGTGCTATGCAATTGTTTGCTATGAGTAGTCTTCCTACTGGTTGGCTTCGTGCTGATGGTAGTGCTATTAGTCGTACTGTGTATGCTGATTTGTTTGCGGCTATTGGTACTACGTATGGTACTGGTGATGGTTCTACTACGTTTAATCTTCCTAATATTGCTGGTAGTGGTGCTGGTTCGCCTTTGTATTATATTAAGGCTATTATTAGTGGTATTATTCAGCCTAGTACTGTTGCGCATGGTTCTAGTCATGTGCGTGGTGGTTCTGATGTGCTTGATGCTGATCGTGATCAGATTGATTTTGTTCCTTCTCGTTACACTCGTGATTCTAGTCCGGCTCAGGCTGGTGCAGTTACAGACCTTACAGCCCATCTTAAGGGTATTGATACTCTTGCAGGTCAAGGACATATTGTGTGTACTTCTAGTACTCGTCCTAGCAGTCCTGCTACTGGTACGATGATTTATGAAACTGATACTGGTTTTATTGTTGTTTATAATGGTTCTAGTTGGGTTCAAATGATGGCTCCTGCTAGTCCTCCTGCAATGGTTCTTATTAATCCTACTAGTGTTACTGGTGGTACTGTTTCTAATGGTGTTGTGTCTGTTTCTGGTACGTCACAAGTGTTTGTAAATGGTGTTTTTTCTAGTGCTTTTAGGAATTATCGTTTGATTTTTAATGGTAATGGTAGTTTGGCTACTGTTCAGAATGTGCGTTTTAGGTGGAGGGCGGCTGGTGTAGATTATGATAATAATTATTATAATCGTATGTGGTATCAGCATGTTGGCAGTTTCCAGACAGCAGCGAATGATAATACTACTTATGCTGAGTGGCAGTATTTAACTGATCTACGAAGTACTTGGACAATGGATATTTTTGATCCTAACGTAAATACTTATACGACTTACATAAGCCATCACGACTCGTATGGTTCAACCAATAACCTTGTTGGAGAGACTCATTCGTGGCAGTTCGCGGCGCGGTCTTATGATGGTTTTAGTATGAGTCCAAACGGCGGAACAATGAGTGGGACAATTAGAGTGTATGGTATTCGTGATAGTATTTAAAGGAGGGTAGCATATGCCTGTTTTTGGACATGGACCAGACATCTGCACAAGCACAACACGTCCAGCAACAGCATCACTCAGTTCTGGATACATGATCTACGAAACTGATACTGCTTCTTATCGCTGGTGGGACGGAACACTATGGCAGAGCATGATTCCAATTGGAACAGTACAAGCCTTTAGTAGTAATACACTTCCTACGGGCTGGTTATTGTGTGAAAGTGATACTACTTATAATGCGGTTTCTAGTCCACAATACGCTGATTTGTATAGTGTGATTGGTAATACTTATGGTGGTACTAATAATACTAATTTTAAGTTGCCAGAGTTAAGGGGTCGCGCTGTATTTGGGCGTAATACTTCTAATGGTAATGTTAATAACCTTAATAGTCAAGACGCAATTAGTATTGCTAGTCGCGCACCACAACACACACACGACCTTAGCAACCATACACATACCATTAACTCGCACACACATGGTTCTGGTAGTTTATACGCTACACAAACTGTTGGTGGTAATATTCAGTACTGGATTGAACGTGGTGGTGTAGGCTGGTTTGGTAACGAGTATGGTGGTCAGGGTAACGCTGGTATTGGTGCTAACTTTGGTGAGGCTACTAATGTTTATGGTTCTACGGATGGTTCTGGTACGCTTACCAGCAACGGTCCAAACGTGAATAATAGTGGCACTAGTACAGTGCCATATATGACACTAAATTATATTATTAAATTTTAAAGGAGGTGAGTGAATGGCTACAAATAATTTTAGTTTTGAAACGCTGACTGGTTCTGAGAGGGCTGGTTATAGTAGTATTAATAGTTTGATTAATAGTATTGATAGTGTTTTGTATACTGCGTCTACTGGTTTGGCTGATGGTGGCTCTGCTGTTGGTCAGTTACTTCGTTGGAATGGTAGTACGTGGGCTGCTAGTACTATTGATGGTACTAGTATTGATAATAATGCTGTTGCGCTTGGTACTAAGACTACGGGTTCGTATGTTAAGACTATGCTTGGTACGGCTAATCAGATTGCGGTTTCGTCTAATGATGTTGAGTCTGCTGATGTGACTATTAGTCTTGTTTCTAATGCTCAACTTCCGGGCTCGCCTACGGTTCAGTCTGCTCCTGATTTTGATCCTAGTTATGCTCCTGATAATAAGATTGCTGATACGGATTTTGTTATGGATGCGCTTTCTTATGCTCAGACTGGTACGAGCATCACTCTGGGAGGTACGTATCTTAGTGGTGCTGCTTCTAATGCTAATATTGTTGTTGGTAGTATTCCTAAGGATCGTTTGTCTAGTGGTGCTCAAGAGTGGCTTGCTCCTACTGGCGCTCTGATGCCTTTTGCGGGGTCTACGGTTCCTTCTGGCTGGTATTTGTGTGATGGTAGGGCTTGGGGTGTTAGTGGCGCTCCTGCGTCTGGTAGCGCGTTGCATACGGCTATTTCGGGCAACTTCCCTACTGGCCTTCCTGATCTTCGTGGTCGTGTGCCTCTTGGTGCTGGTACTGGTGCTGGTTTAACTGCGCGTACTATTGCTACTAATGTTGGTAATGAGTCTCATGCGTTAAGTACGGGCGAGTTGGCTTCGCATACTCATACTGGTACTACTGGTAATGAGAGTGTTGGTCATACGCATACGATTAGTCATGATCATGCTGTTTTTGATTCTGGTGCTGCTGGATCGCATGGTCATACGGCTAGTATTAGTGGTCAGATGTTCTTTGGCGCTGGTAGTAATGCTGCTGTTGTTGGTGCTTCTGTAAATAGTGGTGGTACTGGACAGTCCGCTCCTGTTGATGTGTCTAATGTTGGTAATCATCAGCATACTGTTGATGTGCCTGCCTTTACTGGTAACTCTGGGCCTGTTAGTGCTAGTCATACGCACTCGTTTACAAGTGATTCGAGTGGGTCTGGTACAGCGCATAATAATATGCAGCCGTCGCTTGTTCTTAACTATATTATTAAGGGCTGAGTATTATGGCTTTTACTTCTGATGTTGATAGAGCACAGGCAGCATTTAATTCTGCTTTAGATCAAGCAAAGTATACTACTAGGGATTTGTTTAATTCTTTTGGCCTTAGTCGTCAGGATCCTTCTACGGGTGCTTGGAATACGACTACTAGTTCTAATGCTTTTAATCCGGCTAATCTTGTTACGTATGATGCTAATACTGGTGTTGTTGGTATTAATCAGGCTCAGGTTGATCAACTTGCTTCTGGACAGTTTGGTACTGCGTTTGGTTATAATCGTATGTCTGAGGCTATGGGTGCTGGCGCTAGTCGTGAGGCACTGGCTAAGGCTAGTTTGCGCAGTCGTGGTATTAGTGGTGGTTTAATGTCGCAGGCGGCTAGCACTGCTGAGGCACAACAGACACAACAACAGGCTGGCGTTGGTGCTGAACTTCTTAGTGCACTTGGTCAAACTTATGGTGGTATTGGTCAAGGTCTTACTGGTTTGTTCTCTGGTGCTGTTGAGACTGCTGGTACTGGTGGTCAGGCTATTAGTGCGGCTGCTGGTAATGTATCTACTTCTACTCCGACTAATACTAAGCCTTCTCAGCCGGGAAGTAAGATGTATGATTTGTCTAATGATAAGAAGTGGCGTTGGATGGGCGCTAAGGGTTGGGTTTCTATTAAATGATTAAGGAGGTGATGTTAGATGGCTGATTCTAAGTTTAATTTGGCTAGTTTTTTGAGTGGTTTGAATCCTAAGATGACTTCTGATGTTATTCGTGGAGCACAATTTTTTACGGATACTAGTGGCATGGAGAAGTATTTAAAGACTCGTTCTAAGACTGAAAAGACTTTGATGGATCGTCTTAAGAATATGAAGACTGATGAGATAATTGCTGCTGAGCAGAAGGCTGCGTTTGATACTGTTCGTAATATTTCTAATCAGGCTATTCAGTCTGCTCCTAATGTTGCTAGTGCGTTTACTAGTGGGTTGGGTTCTGCTATGGGTGGTTTGTCTTCGTTTGCTGGTAGTAATATTGGTGCTCTTGGTAGTTTGGCTAATGCGGGTTTAAGTGCTGAGGCTCCGAGCATGGTTGCTGCTAATGATATTCGTAATATTGGTTTGGCTGGTATTACGCAGGCGGCTTTGCAGGAACAGTTGGGTGTGCAGTCTGCTAAGACGGCGCGTGAGACTTCTCGTACTAGTATTGAGGATATGATTGCTCAGATGGATGATACTCGTCGTGAGGGTTTGGCTACGCTTCGTGGTGATCGTCGTGCTAATTTGTTGAAGTATATTTCTGCTCTTGTTGGTTTGGCTCCTAATGCTTCTGGTTCTGGTAGTAGTGGTACTAGTGGAACGGATGGAACTAATGGAACTGGTGATCAGGTTAATGTTACTGATCCTAAGGAACTTGAGAACTTTATTAAGACTGGTACTAGTAATCAGTATTTGGATATGCCGGGCGGCGGTAAGTTGCGTCCCGGTTATTATGGTGGTACGCGCCCTGCTCCGGGTAGACGATAATATTTTATTTTAGCGTGGAGGCTACAAAATTTTTGTAATGTTCCAAGACGCGGGAGGTTTTTATGGCTCGTTATGCAGAGATTAAGACAGATAATCCACAGTTAGCCAATCGGCCTAACTTTGTTACAGTTAATGGTAAAATTACTAGTGTTGCTGATGTTAAGCAGCCTAAGTATACTTTTAATGAGGCTATGGGGCTGGCTAAGTATGGTTATGCTGGTTTGTATGGTCGTTCTAAAACTAAGAAGACTATTGGTCTTATGGGCGAGCCATGGCAGCAAGCCGTTGCTTTGTCTAATTATCGTCGTAGTAAGAATGTTTCTGATTTTCAATTGTTTGATAATACCCCTAAGAATGTTTTCTTAGATGTTGCTGCTGCTAATCAACTTATTCCGGGTCGTCCTCAGTATAATTCGCTTGCAAAGATGTATACGGATTTTGCTACTAAGTATGGTGCTGATGGTAGCAAGTTTTATAAGCGTTATGGTGCGATGCCGTCTAAGACTGGTAAGTATGGTATTCTTTTCGATGTTAATAACAAAGCCATTCGTAATGATGATGTGTTGGCTACGTATCAGAATAATTTGTCTAAGGGTATTATTAATGTTGCTAAGGAACTTGTTAAGCCTAATATGCCTGAGGGTGATCGTGCTTATGGTTCTGAGTTGTTTCGTTATGCTGATTATAAGTTAGGTGCTACTGCTAGGTCTAAGCCTAATAAGGAAAAGATTACTGAGATGGAGCAGATTATTGCTGAGTTTCAGTCTCGTTATTCTCCTGAGGTTCAGCAGGCTATTGGCGGTGAGGCTCCTACTGCAAGTAATGTTGCGACTAGTACTGCTTTGTCGTTTCTTGCGGGACCTATTGGCGCTATTACTGGTAGTACTACTGCTGGTAATGATTTGACTAGTAGGGCTATGGATTATATGAGTGGTCTTGCTGATCATGATGTGCTTAAGGGTCGTAAGGTTTATTGGGGTGATAAGGGCCTTCAGGAGGGCATTGATCAGGCTGGTATTATTGGTTTGTCTATTAATGCTACTCGTGGTTTGGCTCGTTTTGGTCTTGGTTTGCCCGGTGGTATTGCTGCTGTTTCTGATGAGGCGGCTATAGCGGTTAGTGAAACTGCTAAGGTTGTGAGCGGTGAGAAGGCTGATTGGGGCGAGGGCGTTGATTTTAAAATTGGCGATGCTATTTGGGCTGATTATGCTAAGCGTTATTATGATCCGTTTGCTTATCAGGTTGATAAGAATGGTAATTATGTTCTTGATGAGAAGGGTAATAAGAAGTTTCAGGGTTTTTGGAGTGGTATGATTACTCCTGATAATTATGATCGTATGGGTGAGGAGGTTGCTACTGATCCTCTTGCGCTTGCTTTGGATGTTCTTGACGTGGTTCCTGCTATTGGTTTTGCTGCTAAGGGCGCTGCTGTTGCTAGTGTTACTGCTAAGACTGGTCGTGTGTTTGGTAAGATTGGTGTTAGTAAGGCTGATACTGCGCGACTTGGGGCGGCTAATAAGGCTATTGCTGATATTGGTGAGCGTGGGCCTTTATATGAGCCTATTATTCGTAATATGCAGGAGGGTGTGGGTACGTATGATGTGTTTCCTTCTGTTGTTGATAGGTTTACTCCGGAACAGTTAGCTGAAGCACGTACGTATATGGATGAGACTGGTGTGCGCGATGAGTTAGATCGTAAGTTTGCTGCTGCACCTAGTCCTCGTAAGTTTAGGAAGACAGTTCGTGCGGCTCTTAATGGTGAGCGTAATGCTATTCTTGAGTTGGATCGTTGGAAGGCTATGGGTATGGAGTTTAATGGGGCTGAGAATGCTTGGAGTGTGCGTTTGTCTGCTCAGTTTGAGCCTCGTTCTAAGGTTCTTGAGGCTCCAGATAGTATTGTTAATGCTTCTGATAAGGCCATTGTTAGGCTTCCTGCTAGTCCTCTTGTGCGCGGTATTAAAGAGGGTTGGTCTTGGGTTGGTCGTAAGGTTGAGAATGTTGCTCAGGAGAAGGTACTTAGTAAGGGTACACCTGATAAGTTAGCGTTTAAGATTGCTACTAAGATGATTGATATGCCTCGTTTGGGTTATCGTTGGAATTATACTAAGGCTATTCAGAATGAAGAGGTTTATGATTGGGGCGATACTACTTCTGAGATGTATCGTGCTTCTAAGTTGTTGCGTGTTAATGGTGCTGTTAATCTTAGTGAGCCTATGCGTTCTGCTATTGAGAATGAGTTGTTTGGTGGTACTGGTGAGTTGGGTATGGCTGCTTCGTCTAGTGTTCAACGTCAAGCGCTTAGAGATAAGTTAAAGGCACTACCTCGTGATAAGACTACTAAGGAAGTTCTTCCTGCTGCTCGTAATGATGAGGCATTATATCTTAGTCGTTTGAATAAGTTGATGGATCCTGAGTTGGCTAAGGTTGATGAGGCTGCTGCTGCGCGTAAGTTTGATGAGGATCGTCAGCGTAATATTGGTGATTTACGTGCTAGGCTTGCTGATCCAGAGTATAAGGTTGGAGATGTTGAACTTGATGAGGCTGTTGCCTTTTATCGTGGTATGCTTCGTCAGGATGAGTCTATTAGAAGTAGGCTTATTCATGAGGATATGGCTCCTACGACTTTGGCTCATTTAAAGTTATTGTATTCTGAGGCTATGCTTGGTTTGCGTCTTACTAATCGTCATTTGTTTGGTAAGGATGGTAAGTCTGGTCGTCTTGGTAAGTTTACTAATCGCGTTCTTCGTCCTAATAATGCTTTAGGTATGTATTTGACTCGTTTGATTGATGTTGAGGATGATGCTGCTATTATTGATGCGGCTCAGAGTGCTGATAAGATTGGTACTGTTTTTGATGATCTTGAGCCTGATGTGGCTACTCTTCGTAAGCAGGAACTTGTTACTGCTGTTCGTGCGTTAACAGATGATAATGCTGGTATTTTTAGGGATGGTCAGGGTGGTTCTGGAGAGATTGGTCGTCCTGTTCTTGTGTTGGCTAAACAGCAGAACGCTGGTCCTGATTTTGTTCAGTTTCATATTCCTAGGCTTCGTCATACACTTGATAATGGTGCTGTTAAGACTGGTAAACTTGTTGATGAGGGAGAGGTTTTTACGCTCCCTAAGGTATTTTTTGCTTCTAAGAAGCGTGGTCAGGGTAGTACTATTATAGAAAGTCCGTCTGCTGCTAAGGAGTTGCTTGAGACTGGTGCTTTGAATGGTATGGCTGATGTGTATCCTAATGCTCGTTTTTATTCTGAGAAGGTTAGTGAGTCTGGTCGTAATGGTACTCGTATGAATGAGAAGATGGTTAAGAATGAGGGTGTTATTGCTAATTCTGCTCTTCGTGAGCATAGTCTTTCTCAGGCTATTAGAAGTCAGGTTAATTATTTTGTTAGTCGTGTTGAGCGTGATATTGCTAATCTTGCTGAGAATCAGGCGGTGCTTGTTCCGGCAAGTCTTGTGAGTGGTAAGGATCCTAAGGTTTCTGGTTATCGTGTCTTGCATAATGTTAGGGCGTTTGATAATGTTAATGATGCTAGGGAGTTTGCTAAGTTGCGTGGTGTTGAGGACGAGTTTGAAAAGTCTTTGATGCTGCTTGAGCAGGGTTTGTTAGATCCGGTTGAGAGTACTATTGATGTTGCTGCTGGTATGGGTATTCGTGTGCTTCCTGATGGTCGTACTGAGTATATTGTACGTGGTAGTGTTGAAGATTGGACTCCTTATGGTATTAATGAGGATCTTGCTAACCATAGTACTCTAGTTGCTTTTAAGGATGTTATGTATAGTGATCCTATTGATATTCCGGATCATGGTTATGTGCTTGCTGTGCCTAATCAGATTGATTCACAGTTAAGCGTTATGGCTATTCGTGGTGATGATTATGCTAGTCGTTTGCTTAGTAATCCTCTTGTTAAAGGGCCTACTAATATTTTTAAGTGGCTTGTTCTTAATATGAATCCTAAGTTTATTAGTAATAATGTTATTGGTGGTATTACAATGCTTATGATCCATAATCCTTCTGCTGCAATTACTATTCTTATGCGTACTGCTCAGAGTATTGCGCGTAAGCGTGGTGATTCTAATATGAGTGATATTGTTCGCCAGTCAGAGGCGGTTAATAGACAGTTGCAGTATGAGTTTAATCATAATGTTTATCGTCGTGATTCTGGTATTCGTAATAATGCTCCTGATACTATTCGTGATTTGTCTAATAAGCATGAGTGGTTTAGGAAGTATGTTCAGAATTTTGGTTATACTACTATTAGTGCTTTTGAAGAGTTTATTCGTCGTAATGTTGCTATTGATTATTTGAAGCAGGATGCTGGTTTTAATTCGTTTATGACTGGGCCTGAGGTTCGTAATTATATTGATAGCGGTGTAGATTGGAATGGGGCTATTCGTGCTGGAGATGATCCTATTACTCCGTTTGAGGCTGCGGTTGATCTTTTGCTTGATCGTAATTCGCCGCATTTTGATCCACAATTAAAGCATCGTATGCGTTATACTACTAATACTGTTAGTGGTAACTATCATAGGTTTAGTGCTACTGAACAGTTGATGCGTAATTTCTTAATGCCATTCTATGCTTGGCAGCGCCATTCTGTTACGTATACGTATCGTATGATGGTTGATAAGCCTATTACAAGTAATGTGTTGTATAATATTGGTCAGTATGGTTATGTGCAGGCTGCTAATAGTGGTGTGCCTGATTATATGATGATGACTATTCCTGCTCCAAACTGGTTGAAAGAAAAGATTGGTATGGAAGATACTGACTTCCGTATTGATGCTAATGCTTTGTCGCCTTTTTCTACAACTGGTGATATGGCTGCTGCGGCTATTAAACTTCTTACTGGTACTGATCTTGGTGCTAGTGTTTTTGAGTTTACTAATCCGTATGTTAATGGTGTTATTAAGGACACTCTTGGGGTTGATCCTCAGACTGGTCGGTATGATTTTAGTGGTGAACAGTCTGGTAATGGTATTTTTAGTTCTACTTGGGATATGGGTGAAGGTATCGTTAAGGGTACTTATCTTGGTCGTGCTAAGGGAATTTATGATTCTATGGAGACTGAGTATGAGAAGGATGCTTTGTCTAATAAGTATGCTACTGTTGATAATGCTATTGATATTCTTAAGAATCGTGATGATAATGAGAAGTTTTCTGATTGGGAACTTTATGTTCCTGAGATGCGTAAGACAGAAAGTATGACTGGTAATACTGGTAATGCTATTCTTAATATTCTTGGTGTTAAAACGTATCGTACTAATATGGATGCTATGGATCCGGCTGCTCGTGGTGATATGGTCGGTGCTTATGTTGTTAATAAGGTTGCTGAGTCGCAGTATTCTGAGGCTGCTCAGAGAACTCTTAATGGTGTTAAGGATTGGCAGCGTAAGCGTGATTATGTTATGCAGGTTTGGTTGCCTGCTGCGCAGTCTCAGGGGCTTGCTGAGGATCAAATTAATCTTGTATTGGCTAAGTTGCAAGATGAGAAGCCAAATAGTAAGAAAAGTCAACGATTATTAGAAATGTTAGGAGGCTAAGATGTAATGAGTAATGATAGTGTTGAGGTTATTCTCGTTAAGTTAGAGCATTTGGAGGCTACTCTTAATCAAATTCATGCTGAGGTTAAGCGGACTAATGGTCGTGTTACAGAATTAGAGATGGAGAATGCTAAGTGGGATGGTGTAGCAGAGGGTAAGCGTATGCAGACTGTGATTGCTACTAGTGTTATTAGTGGTGGTATTCTTGCTGCTGTTGTTTGGTTTGTTACTCAGGCTATTTAAAGGAGATTATTGTGCCGTATAAGAATGGTAAGGTTGATATGAAGGGTTATGGTGCTACTACTGGTAGCATGAATCCTGTTATGAAGGAGTCTTCTAAGGAGAAGTTAGTTAAGAAGATTGCTAAGGCTAAGATGCCTAAGAAGCGGGGTATGCGATGAACTGGCGGAATGTAATCACCCGTGCGGTGTTAACGTTTTTACAGGCGTTTCTTGCTGTGCTTATTGTTACTGGTATTGAGAATGTTGATTCTTGGGATGCTCTTAAGCCTGCTGTGGTTGCTGCTGTTGCTTCTTTGTTGTCGTTTGTTTATAATGTGGTCAAGGAATTGGCTGCTAAAGAGGGTGTTTAATTATGCCTGTGGCTGATGATGATTATAGAAAGAAGTTGGCTGAGCGACAGCGTAAGATGAATGCAACTAAGCGTGAGGCAGCGTTTGCTAAGTCTAAGGATATTCCTGAGATGGTTGAGCCTAATACTGGAATTATTCCTATTGGTCCTTTGGATGATTTTGCTAGGGGTGTTGCTGAAAAGACTAATCGTGGTCGTTTAGCGGCTATGACGAGTCCTTCAAAGCGACTTTCGTATAATGATAGTGGTATAGAGTTTATGCCGGGTGTTGCTGGTGTGGGTTCTGTTGCTGGAATGGGCGCTGGTGGTGGTGGGCGCTTGTTAGATAAGTTGGCTACTCCTATTCTTCAACGAGCGGTTCAAACGGCTCAGGCAGAGGGCAGGCAGTTAGGTGGTCAGTGGCTTGAGGAGGGTGCTCTTCAGGGAGTTAAATTTGGTCAGAGTAGCGTTACTAGGGCTGGTAGAGGCGCTGAAGACGAATTATTTAATTTTATTAGTGAGTTAGAGAGACTTGGTGTTAAACCTCAGACTGCTAATAAGTTTTTAAAGGGTTTTTCTGAGTATGTTGATGATCCTTTTCAGGGGATGAGTACTCTTGGCGAGAATATGAGTCGTACTACTCCGGGTTTTAAAGAAGGCCTTGTTATGCGTTTGTTAGGTCGTCTTGAGAAGGCAGCAGAAGATAGTTTCTTAGGATAATATTAAGGGAGGATGCCGTTGGCATCCTCCCTTTTTTATTTTAAATTACCTTTAGTATAACAATCCCAAGCGAGCCAAGGATTACCATACTCTTTCTTGACCCACATTGCTAGACGATGAGCAGCCCATAACTGTTCTTTAATAGTAGCATGATGCATACTATCTGGTTGACCTTTGCGTTTGAAGTCGTCCCAGTTCCGGGTTGTCATGCCCATTCCTCCAGCAAAACTGTAGTTATAATTTTGCCGCCAAGCAACGCCCATCCAACCATTACCGGGTTGTTCGCATTGAGCGATCTTAACGAGCATCTTTCAAGTCGGAGGATACTCCGGCTTAGTTCTAGGCATAGGGATAAGCAGACTTGCTGCCACGATTACCATACTAAGAGTTGCCAATGTTTACCACCTCACATCCGTCTGCTGTACAAGCCAGAGTTTGACTAGAATCAGTATTGTCCTCCAACTCGTATTCACTAAGTTGGCTCCAATCAATACTCTTTGGAGAAGCCTC